TTCCCAGATTCCCCGGTAAGGGATTTGCTTGGCCTTGAGCTTCTTGCAGTGCTGCTGGATTTGCACGATCAGGAGACGCGCGCACTCGGACACGACCTCGTTAGTGGACTGAGCCAAGCGGAAGAGGCGGGCCTCGTGGTTTCCGTCATGCACGATTAGCTCTAGGTCCTTATAGGCTTTCAGCTGCTCTAGGAAGTTGAGGCCCTCTTCCACGTCAGGGGCCAGCGGGTCGCCGTCGCCCTTGCCCCCGCCCATCAAGGGGGACAGGTCCGTATAGTCTCCGGCATGGTCGAAGCGGTGGGGCCGGAATGCCTTAATAAAATCAGTCACCCCTTTCTGAGCGGACGGGTCTATGAAATGTCCGTGCGAACAGGACACTACCGCGAACCGCTTCCACTTCCTAGTGATGTTGCTCATCGGTACAGGCTCATGGACTGAGTGAACTTGCGTGCCCACTGGCTGATCAGTTCGACGGAACCATCCGGGAAGCCTACCTGCAGAGCATTGTCCCTGGCGAAGTAGCCGCGCGCGGCCATCAGTCCAATCGACTCAGCCTCGGCGTTGTTGGCTGGCAGGTTGCCTTGGCGCTCGATGTAGATAGGGACGTATGCCCAGCCTCGCTTAATGCACAGGGCCTCTAGCTTCTGGTACTCGTTGGCGTAGCGTAGGTCAGGGATCAGGACAACCGAGCCGGTGGAGTCTGAGTCAGCGACAGTCTCGTCTGCCCATGTGTTGATGTTCTCGATGACCTTATCCACCCAGACGTTCTGGTTCTGGCTCCGGCAGTATTCGCCGTAGGCTACCAGCAATGGACGCAGTTCGGATTTCTTGGCCGTGTCTTCGGTATAGACATCTGACTTCACGCCCGCCTCGTTCAGCGAAGCCTGGAGGGAATGTTTCAGCGCGTCGGCAAACTTCATCACGATGACTGAGTATCCCGGCTCGTCTTGCTCCAAGTGGTCGAAGATAGCATCGGCCATCGTGTCCTTGCCCGCCCTTGCAAATCCCGCAATGGGGATGACGACGTGTCGCATGGATAGACTTTCTGCTGTCGCATCTGCACCTATGCAAACAATAAGGCCGACCCCCTTACGAGGATCGGCCCGGCTACACGGCACTCCTGCGTTAGCCTAAATGTCGATAGGTTCGTCGGCGCTTATGACGGCCTCTGGTTCGGTGGCCTTGGCCTTCTTCACTGCTTCCTTGATGGCTTCAGCTGCGGGCTGGACTGGCTGGCCTTCAACAGTGCGGTGACCGTACTCGGCCTCGTTGTCCTTATGGATGGCTTCCTGCACATCACGCGGTAAGCGGGGGAGCCACTTAGCAAGGCGCTTAAACGCGGTCTTCTTCCACATCTCCATTGGGTAGGTCGCCCAAGGTCCAGACGCACCAGAGCGGCTGGCCTTACGGATGGCTTCCACCTCAGCCTTGCTCATCTGAATAGCGGCAGTCTCTCCGTCCTTAAAGCGAACCATGGCGTAGACCGCGTAGGCTTCGCCCCGATCCTTGGACAAGTCCACGACGTGCTCCTCGACCTTGCCCAGGTTGAATCGGTACTTGTCATTCTGGCAGACGATGTCGGCGTGGATGTGAGCCACTTCGCCGGAGCGCATGACGAGGGCGAGAATGCCCTTGTAGTCGAACTGCAGGGTAGCGTCGTTGCCGTAGGGGATGAGGTGAGCGTGATGGCCGTCCGGCATCAGACCCCACTGCGCGGCTTGCAGGATGACCGAGGCCACGCTGGCGGGGGTGCAATCCCACAGCTTCGGGTTCTTGTTACAGGCGGTGATAACGCAGCGCATAAAGCGGCTGGCGTCGTCGGCGTTGGGGAGGGCCTTGGCGACCTGCTCCTGGAGGGACTGCGAGCGGACTAGCTCGATGGTATTCTTAGGCTGGACTGCGGGTGTGCTCATGGTGGGAAGGGTTAGACGTTGAACTTCGAGAGGTCCACTTCGATGACACCGGGGCCGGTCTTCTTGGGCCATGCGGCTGGGTCAATACCGAGCGTAGTCTGGTAAGCAGCCATCAGGTCGAGTCCTTTGCGGTAGCGACGGCGACCGACTTCAATATCGGCCTCGGTCATTACGAACACTTGAACGAAGATTTCTGGGGCTTCCTTGCCCTCGATAGCGATGAAGGCAAAGCCGATGGGCTTCTTGCCCGTGGCCTGTTCGATGCCGTCGATATACAGCGCGGACTGGCGGTCGTAGCCGTAGTCCCAGACCGAGCGACGGAACGCGTAGTGCTCGATGCTGGCAGTAGTCTTCACGTCTACCAACAACCCGTCATCACGCAGGCGGTCAGGTCGGCAGCGCATATCAATGCCGGTGATTGGGTCCTTCCAGAAGTATGAACCCTCGTTGACGCCCTCTCCAGCCAGGAGCGACGCGGCCTCAGTGTCCTCCTGCACAGCCTTGGCAATGTTGCAGAGTTGGACGTACTCGTCGTGGCTGACGATCTCCTTGCCGATGCTTGCCATTTCAAACTCCTCTTCGCGGGCCTTGGCTCCTTTGCCTTTGTCGAGTCCTTCGGGCATCACGGCCCACTCGGAGCCGACGAGCTGAGGCTCGAGGATGATGGTGTGGACAAGCGAACCCCAGCGAAGGGAAGGGGTCTTCTTGCGGGGCGTGTTCATGAGTCGCGGGGACTCAAGGAAGCGGGACAGTTTCGAGTTACTGACCGCCGGGCTGGCGTGGTATTCTTTGTTATTCATGTGCGGGGGAAATTGGTGGCCGTTACTTTCACTTGTCGCCTCGGATGCGGGGGTGACGCATGGAGCCATCGGGCGTCTTGCTCTGGAAGGTAACCTCAAGCCAGGAGCCGATGACGGTGTCGCGGTTCGCCCAGATCGTGCGGCGCTGCTCGTCGGTGAAGCCACCGCCCACGCGGACTAGGCGACCGTTATTCTCGACGACTACGTGGCCCATCGTGCCAGCTAGACGGCCTTCGCCCTCATGGACCGAGACCACCGGGCAGTCCTCAGCGTCCACGGCCTTGACCTTGAGCCACGCGTTAGAGCGCTTGCCCTGAGCATAAGGGGCGTCGGCGTCCTTGACCATGGCTCCCTCGAAACCCTGAGAGACGAAGCGACGGAACGCATCGTTAGGCGAGATGCCCATGAAGGACTCAACCAGTTGGACTTTGTCGGAGTAAGTGAAGCGAGCCATCACGGTGCGGCGCTCACGATAGGTTCCGACATCGTCGGGAACGTCGAGCAACCAGAGGAAGGCGTCCTCGGCAGGTTCGTTAGAGCGGACAGCACCGACAGAATCGTAGAAGTCAGCGCCGGACACGGCCTCACAGTCGAAGGTAAACACGCCGTGCTTGCTGGCAGTGTCAGCAAACCATGCGCCAAGGTGTGCGATGGACGGGAGCGGGTTGCCGTTGCGGGTCTTCATGGCAACGGCCAGCGTCTGGCGGCAGACTTCGACGATCACGCGGACGCCATCAATCTTCGGCTCGACCGCGTAGGACTCAGGAGTGATGCCTTTGTAGGGGCGGGCGAGCATAGCCTGGGACAAAGGAGCCTTGGCTTCCTTGCGCGGGCCGACCTTGAAGGACGGCTGGCTCTCAATCATATTGAAAATGAACGCGTAGAGGTCGGCGTTCGGGTCGGAAGGTGTGCTCATGTTGTGCGGGATAGGCAAGGTATGCCCGGGCACGGGTGCTCCGTCAAGGGGGAATCTGCCCCCAGCCTAGGATGCCCTAGGAGGTGGGGGTGTGGGCTAGGATGGCTGTCTACCCCGCCAGACCCTTAAACCAGCCGCCACGGCCACGGCAAGGCATCCAAATGACAGGGCCAGCCCTAGGTCCTGCACGGCCTTGAGGGCTAGGGTAGCCGAGGAGAGGTTAGACTCTAGTTCTTTGGAGTCCGACTTAATGCCCCCATCGGTCACTAGCATAACCATGGCGTCAGTGTTCTGCAGCTGGTCTAGGACGAACCCTGCCGTATACGCAGTCGTAACAGAGGCCAGCCCAGCAAAGGCTACCAGCAGGCAGACCGCCAGCAGCAGGTTCCCCTCACTTGCGCTTCGATCGCTTGGCTTTGCCATTGGGTTTAGGCTTGGACACCTTCTCGACCTCACGTTCGGCCCGGGCTTTGATTGCCCGCAGCATAGCGTCAAGAGCCTCAGGACTTGCGTAAGCCAGTGCGCCGATGGCTCCCATCCGAAGACCAGGGCTGGCGATGTATTCGGTCAGGGCGTAACCAGCGACTGCGGCGGTAATCGAAGCAGCCATGACGCGGCGAGCCACCCAGCCCCAAGTATGCTTCTCTTCTGAAAGCAAAAGTCTGGCCGCCATGGAAAACGCCCCAATCACTGCCGCCACAACGCCGTCCTTCAGCTCCTTCGGAATGGACTCAGGGTCAAGGGGCGCGCTCATTTGCGGAGGGTCGAGGTCAGTAACGCCAGATTAGCCACGGCATAGCAGGCGAACATAAGCGACATGGGGTAGTTCTTAGTAATGAAAAAGTGAGCGATGCCCGCAGACGCATAGGCCAGAGAGGCCAGCGATGGGACGCCGATTGTCAGGAACGTCTCGGTGGTCGTTGGATTACGGTCCTGCGGTAACCAAGTTTCCACATGGCAGAGGCAATCCTATTAGCGGCTTTCTCTACGGTCTCTTCGTCGAGGTATGGCATAGCATCGTGGACAAGCTCGTGAACTACCGTGTCTATCATCTCCTCCTCTGACTGTCTTGGATCGCAGTGTATATCGCCGAAGCCCTTCCAGCAGTAGCCGAAAGGAGTCGGGCACTTCGGATGGTGCGTAGGCTTGACCCTGCCGAGGACGCGGAAGGTGAAGTGAGGCTCGCCGTACTGGACGGCAGGCGGGTCAGACTTGGGGCGGGGGCTGCTCATCGGGTTTGTTGTTGGCGTCTTTTACCTTATCCCAAAGATACCACAGGCCAAGGCAGGCTGCCAAGGCTAGGGCGGTCCCGACGATGTAGGAGAAGTACTCAGACTCCACGATGAAAGGGAATGCCCCGATTGCCCCAGATGAAAGCAGCAGACTGATGCCAATCTTCGGACCTAGGAACGCCATCGCCAGAGCACCGGCTACTGCCGTCCCGACTGCGGCTAGACTCCAGAGATTAGCGGACGCTTCCTTCTTCACGCGTTCGACCTCGGCGGTCAGTTCGGCGATGCGGGCGTCCTTCAGCTGCGAGACTCGGAGGGCTTCACGGTTGTCGGCCTCAACCTTGGCCCAGTTCTTGTCGATGGAGGCCAGCAGGTTCTTCCCGAAAGCGGTGGCAGCGGCGTAGTCCTTCTGGTCGGCCTTGGCGGCGCGTGCCCGGGCTAGGGCGAGTTCCCCTGGCTCAGGGGGCGGGAGGAACGACAGGGCCACGGTCGTCTCGGAGCGGACGATGTCGGGGCGTTCGGCGTTCTCGCGGGCGATGCTGACCGAGGCGGCGACTTTCTGATCGGCGGTGTCCCACTGCTTGCCGACGGTGGAGACGATGCCCTCGGAGGTCGGGGCGTTCGGCTGCTCAGGGATGGGCGGGCGTGACGTCGAGCACCCGGCCATCAGGAGGGAGATGACCAGGAGCGCACGCATACCTTAACGGCCCTTCAGAATGTCGAGTATGGTCTTGCCTTTGTCTTCTAGCTTCGCGGCCTTGGCGGCGTTGTTGCGGATGACGAGAAGACCGGCGATGAAACCGATGAGGAGGCCGATGAGGAAGGTGGTCATATGATTAAGCGAAATAGCGTCCACCAGTTCCGTTTGAATACCAGAAACCAGTAGTTCCAGAGACAACCCACGGGCCTCCATCGCTGATGTTTGTTCCGTAAGGCTGGGTTCCGGGCTGGTCGGTTCTAATCCCACCACTGGCATCTCCATCGACTCGGACGCTGCTGTAGGTGTAAATATACATCGTGTTTCCGTCATCGTCCGTTCCAATATCTTCATTGCCTGTTACGCCTCCGAGAGACAGTTGAGTCCAAGGAGTCGCTCCTCCTACAAACGGAGGTTCCTTATCAAAGAAATAGCTGTAACCATTAAAATAAATTCGACCAATGTACCCGCGCTTTAAAAGAGCGTAATTTGCGGTAATAGCATTTGAAGACTGTCCAACGATGTAGATGTCTTGCTCGCTGTTGTTGATTACATGGATGTAACCAAATCCAGTCACACCAGTAAAATCCAAATATGTGATAGTTGCGAAATCGTAATAGAGATAAATCAATTTCCCAAAATCCGCAGACGTAAACTGCTGACCATTGGTAGGACTGATATTCGTAAGTGGCCCTGCGCCACCACCGCCACCAGCCACGACCCAAGAGCCGTTGTTACGGCCATAGGTAGTTCCATCAGACGGAGCGTCGGTCAACCCGGCCGAAGATTGCGTAGTGCTATCGCCGAACGTCAGGACGCCGCCAGAGGATAGCGTCACATTCTGCGCGCTGACCTGTCCGGCCGGAGAGTTGAAGTTTCCGTCCGTGATCGCGTAGCCGTCGAGGTCCAAGTCGCCGCTGCCAGGGACGAAGGCCGCAGAGGTCTGCGTCGTAGCGTCCGGAAAGGTGATGCCGCTGGCGGCGTAGATGGACCCAGGGACTTCGTCTTCAAGCTGGAACGTCAGCGCGGAGGCAGTCAGATCAACCTTTGGACGAACAAGGCCTGGGTCTTCTCCGGGGACATCAAGTTGAATAAATGTTGAAGTTTGTAAGTTGTTTGCCGATCCATCGGTTAAACTAATTTCACCAGCAACAATACTTGTATTATCGGTTCCTGTATTTGAAGCAGTAATCCCAAACGGATTTAAAGAAACAGTATTCGTTGTTTCGGCCATCGTAATACCAGAATACGAAACTTCCGTCCCAAAATTGGTTTCGCTGTTCCAAGCGCGCAGCGTAGTCCCAGCCAGAGAGTCGAGGTATAGGGGGCGAGGGGTTACGCTGCCTTGGTTAGTCGTCGTCAGCCAGCCAGCCTGCCAGTTGAACTCGTAGCCAATCGAGCAGACAAGGCTGATGCCGTAGTTTCCACCGCGCGACGTGTCGAAGTTGCCTTTGCTGATATACTGGCCGGACGTGCCGTCGAAGACGATGGGGCCGGTCATTGTACCGCCAGCCAGGGGGAGATAAGAACCGCCGCCACCACCCGTGACGACAGACCACGCGCCATCTTGGCGGGCGTACTGCGATCCGTCAGAAGGGGCGTCAGTTAAGAAGGCAGAAGGGTTGCCAGACAGGGGGTAATACAGTGCGTTCGCCGCCGTGGTCGTAGAGTAGTCCGAAGCCGTAGCGGTCGCCATCGTGCCAAGGCCGCTGATGTCAGTGTTTGACAGGGTGATGGCCCCGGTGCGTCCAGCAACCGATGTAACGGGCGCTGACGTCAGAAAGCCCGAAGGGTTACCCGTGGCAGGGTAAAAAGCCGCCGAGCCAGGGAAGGCCGTAGACTGAACACTAGCGTCTCCAAACGTGATGCCCGAAGCCGTCATCGCAAGGGTGTGCGTTCCATCGGAGGCTTCTAGGCCATTGATGTAAACAACGCCGTATGCCCCCGATGCGGTATTCTCCGTGTAAATGTCGCCATTCTCAAAGACAGTCGTATTCGTCCCGACGGTATATGTGATAGGGGACGTGATAGCGCCGCCAGTAAAGGTCGGGCCAGCAGGGCCTTGGGGGCCAGTAGATCCAGTAGGACCGGGCGTACCGATGACCCCAGAGAGAGTGCCTGAGACTAGGCTATTAAATGTGCCGGTGATGGTAGCCATGTTAGGACTTGGTAATAGTGTCCGCGACAATTACGCGGAAGACGCTAGAGTGGGTCGTCGGCGAGCCGTCAAAGACGAACCTGATGTCCCAGTTGGCCTGACCGATAGACCAGTCGGACGTGTCCCCAGTGTAGTTCGTCGTAAAGGACAGCCCGTCCTCAGCGATGGTTACCGTAAGCGCGTAGAGGTTCCCGCAGCGATCCTGAATGTCCGAGGTAATCGTCGTATCCAGCAGATCAGCAGGCTCACCAGCCCCGGGAGTCCATGTCCAAGTGCACCCGAATGAGTCTCCACGCGAGAAAGAAGCGGTGTTAGCCATGCTACTTATTGCGGGAAAAGTAGGGTTTAGGTCAGAAGCCCGTCAGTTTGCCGATAGAGGTGATGGTCTCGCTGGCGTTATAGGCCGCGTAGGTCTGATAGTGGGGCCCAACAAAGGCGTCTGCCGTGATCGTGATGCTGCCTGAAGCCAGCACGGCGGTCTCGCCTGTCAGCTGCGCTCGGTCCTGATCGATGAGCATGCCGCTCGACGAGCCTGCTCCTCCGTAAGAATATTGAGACCCAAACCGACTTTGTGCAGGACTAACAGTCAAGCCGCTGGCCGTGAAGTTAGGCCCTGAATTAGGATTACCAGCATTAAAGCCTAAAGCGGAGTAAGGAGTACGGACTAGACCATTTCCTTCGGTAGTCCGAAAGCCATGTTTATATTCTACATTATGCGGACCGTAGGCCTCAATCTCCTGAAGGTAGTTATTGAAGATGACGCTCCTAGCACCCGCCCAGGTGTAAGGAAATGTACCGATCATGTTGCCCATCAGATGCGGGCGTAATAATAGACCGCGGTAGCCGTGCCGGTCTTGAGACGGTCGCCCCAGAGGGAGCCGCATCCCTTGTAGTTAAATGTCTGTAGCGTGTCCACGTCGTCGACCGTTTTACCTTTCACGATTCCAATCAGAACATAGCCGATATCATCGGTGTCAGTCAGTACGGTATCAGATACAAGGATGTAAGGTGGAACGGTCGTACTTGGGAAAGCATACGTTGGTGAACCTTCATTCTCACAAGCAATATAGATATAGTTAGTCGTAAAGTCAGAACCAAGACCATCAAGGAATACTGGAATCTTTGGCTTTGGAGTATTGCTTAACGGGACGTCATCGTAATCAGTAACGCCAAGATTATTCACCATGCCAGGGCTTACATAAATGTAGTATGCTTCAGTGGTCGAATCATACCACAAGGACGTGATTACAAGCGCACAGGTTTGCCCACCGATGTCCCACTCGCTCCAAGGCTGTTGGATGTTTAGGCTTTCACCAAGGCTTGAGGCCGCAAAGGTGTAACCTGGTCCGGGTTGAATAGCCATGGCTTAGAACTTCTTATATACGTCAAGTTCCCAGCCTACGCGAGAATAACGGATTTCGTAATTAACCTTAAAGATAGAACCAAACTCTTCAGTGTTTACCTGAGCCAGTAGGTTTACCGGGTTGCCTGCAAAACCAGTGCCAATCGGCGCCCAATCAGGGAGCAACGGGAAAGTGCTCCATGATCTAGTGACGCTAGATGACCCAAGAAGTTCGACAAGAACTGCCACCGATGACTTATCATCGACATACATGATGCCGGAATAGCTCGTAGTTGGCGCAAGGTACTGAGTCTTCCCATAGTATTGAGGATAGGTCGGATTAACGAAACCGATAAATCTGCCTCCGTTCTCCTTCTCAAAGCATGATCCGTTCAACCCAAGGTAAGCAGGAGCGCCGCCAACGTTAGGGGCAAAGTTATTAGGGGCATCCTGAGTATAGGGTGCAGGTCCAGCGATTGGACCTAAATACGGTGAACCAGCGTGAACAAAAAAGTTAGGATGTCCCGTGATATTATCAGCAGTTAAACCGTTAGCCGCAGAGCAGTTAGGGTTAGTCATGCTGCCGCTATTCACGGTTGGGTCGATTCCAACGTAATCGATACGCATGGTCGCCATGCCTAAATCGTCGTAGCTGATGCTAGACTTATGTGCTTTCATGTACGACCACGCGGCCTTTGGGAACGCTTCGCCTCGAACATTAATAGCCGGAGCGTCGGCTGCGTTTACCTTGTAAGTAGCGGTGCAGGTGTTCAGGCCGAAGCCGTCAGACTGGACAGACCAGCCTGGTTGAAGGAGTTTTACGCTGAGGGCAGCGCCTTTATTAATGCGGGACATAAGTTAGGATACGTTACGGATGTCGATTGGGTTCTTAGTGAAGTCCACATCAGTGATGCCGGAGGTAGTGGGGCGGGTCTTCAGTAACTCAAGAATCTGCTGCTGGATGTCAGTCTGCCGCGTCATGTTTTCAAGCACCGGGTTAGCGCCGACGCCGATCACATTGGAGAAGCCCTGCGGGCCGGAGAAAGATGAGTCCTTGAGGTTGGCTCCAGCCGCCGGGTTGTTCTTTATGTCCTCAGCGATGAGGGCTTGGACTTCGTCCTGAACCTTCTTTGACCTGGATGCCAGATATAAGGGACTAGTTGTTTGAACTCCAAGCATATTAACTCTAGCAGGAAAACGACTCATAATTTCTTTCCCCCTAGGATCGTTTTCCAAGAAGCTCCTAGTCACGTCCTCACGAGTTGTCTTTGCCTCGGTCACAGTTTCCTTATCCTTCTTCTCGTTGTTGCGTTTGTTTGCATAGTACTTGTCCTCAGCAGACATCAGTTTGTTAGTGTTATTAATTGCAGCTTGATTAGCGTCATCATGCTTCTTCTGATTATCTGCAATCATCTTACCAATAATAGCCATAGCCGTTCCAAGCAGTGCCATAGGGCCTAGGAAAGAAAGGAAGATATCTTTGAATGAGTTCTTAAACTTCATTCCGATGGTCTCGACCTGCTTCTCGATGCTACCTACAGCTGCCTTGGCCCGACCGGCTACCTGTTCAGCGTTAGTGTCGCCATCAATGCTAAACTTTACGGATGCGCTCATTCGGTTTCGAGTTTGTTGATCAGGTCTTCGTCTTCCTTAGTTAGTACCTTCATGTCAGCGCCTTCGCTGATTGCAAAGCAAGAGTGAAGCCAGATGGCTTGCGACTCGGGCATGGTCCAAGCGCGCTCTTCGGATACTCCATGTTTCATCAGGTTGCAGACCACGGTAAGAACCCAAGGCATACCAGTCGAGTTATGGTGCTTGGCCTTCTTGTCCCAGAACTTAGGCCAGGACTCAACTAGGACAAACTCTGCAAAGCGGGACATTTGCTTTACGAAGTAGACTTCGGTAGCGCTCATGCGTCCAAGGTAGTAATGGTCCTTCAGGCTAAGTTTCCCAATAGGTTCACCTGCACAGATCTTAACTGCGATAAGTAAATCAAGCGGCCTGACTTCCTTAGTAGATACAACGAAGGGAGACTCGACCGATTCCAGCTGCACGCGCCGGAGCATTGAGAACGGAGAAACGAGACGGCCCAGCATCCTGATTGGAGCCGGGTCCGTGAACGCGCTTAAGAAGCGCTGGTCCATCGGTTAGAGGATGGCCTCGTAGCCGACGGCAGTTACTGTAATAGCAGAAAAGTTTTTGTTAGATCCCTTACAAGAGACCTTCGTCACCCATCCGTCAAAAGTAGTCGAAGCAGAACCGCCAGGATAAGCAGTGGCAGTGTTGATGGTAACGCTGAAAGAGCCACCCAGCACGGGCATCGTCGAAGTCTTGGCAATCATCTCAACGCTGATTTGCGTCTTGCGGTCATCGCCGCGCCACGTAACGGTCACGCCACTCTCATCAACGATAGTGGTTTCGTTATTAAACTCGCCATCGTTGGTGTAAGACTGGCAGATAGCATTAGAGACGGTGGTATCACCGATTCCATAGATTGCACTAACCCCATAAACTACAGCGGCGCACATATACTATTGTTTAAGTGGTAAGGTTACTGAGGGTTGACCACGATCAGGACGTCGTAACCGAACACGGATGCCCAGGAGCGCTCGTTTACGCCCTCGTCTTCAGATAGGGGGGTAACGTCATAGCAGAGGGCATCTCCCCCAGCCACGAAGACCGCCTGTATGGCCGTCAGGTCCTGCATCGCCCCAGCAACGGCAGCGCATCGGGCGCGGTGCTCGGCTAGGGTATTATCGTCGGCAGACGAGAAGACAGTGATTCGTGTACCACATGAATAGTTACCAAGCCCCTGGGGCATATCGTTAGGCGATCGTGCCGAGTCGCAGAGGACAATGGCTTTAGGCAGTACGTTGGTATCTGCACCGTCGCCGGTGTAGATGGAAACTCCGGCCAGCTCGGTCTGAGCTGATAGGTGGGAAGCGATAGCCGCTTCTAGAATTTGACGTGAGGATTTCGTGCCCATAAAGTTGGTTATTTCTTGCGGTTGGCTCGGTTAATTGAGTCCATAATTCTAGCTTGGACGGTTGCGTTCAGTTGCTTAACGCGGTTGCCGTAGACGATGTTCTCAGTGCCTGCATCCGTTGCAACGTTATTGATATTACCGATAAGGTTAGTGGCCTCCATGTGGACACTCGTTGCGTTTGCGCTCATTGTGAACTGGCCTGCGGAAGAGCGGTTAGCGTCAACCCATGGGGCATCGTAGACGCCATAGTTACGGGCAGTGCCCTTGGAACTAATCAAGGGTGGAATCAATTGAAGAGCCGAAGCCCATCCAGCCTTGACGCGACCTACCTTCATTTGACGTTCAGCGATGTAGGCATTGAGCATATCGGACGTGCTCACCGTAAACTGCGGACCGCCAACAGGGGCGTTTTTAGGCCAGCGTCCACCGAACTTGGCTTTGTACTTGTCGTGGATTGTACGCAGGTCAGTGGTAGGTCCTTCGACTGGGCGCATGGTTCCATCTGCCCGGGCTTTGTTGAGGTAGTTCTTAGCCTTGGCAAATGCTCGGCGAGTATCCGTGTCCTGCATGATCTTACGCATGACTGGAGATAGTCCCTTGATGTTCTTCTCCGTAGGTTGCAGGGCGATGAAGTCCATCCAGGAGCGACCACTAGGGCCAGTACCTTGCACGGCGTTGATGACCTGCCGCAGGAAGATACCCTTCCCCCTCTTCGGCTGATCCAGTGGAATAAAGATGCGCTTAACGTCCTTAGCCAATTTCCCCTTACCCGCTTTCCAAGCGGCAACACTTAGCCCTTGACCACCACCAGCAGGCATAGGCGGGGTGAAGATCATAGCGTCCCGGAGCATTAGGCGCATCTGCTCATTAGCAATAACGTCCCGGTCAACCTTAACGTCCTTAGCAAACTGGGTAATAGCCGCATCAAAGTCGGCCTTACTCTTAGGGTCAATGCCGGACTTTTTAGCCATTACTGGTTATCGTCTACGCAGTCTAGCTCGATGACGGCGCTAGTCTGCTTGTAGGACTGGCCCTTGATACGGAGGACCTGCCCGTTAACCGTGAACTTCTTACCTTCGCCCAGGGCGGCGATAGGGACCCCAGAGGCCAGAGTGGCTACCTGCCCTCCAACCCGGCCATCAGAAGCCGTCCAAGGGGCCGTAGCGGCGGCGAAACGCACCGTCCACATCTTCTGGTCAACGAAGCCCCCAGCCTCAAAGCGGGGGGTATTCATCGGGCGGGACAGACCGACTAGGAATAGGTACTCACCGACCGTAGCCGGAACCCCTATATCAGCTAGGACAATCTGGAAATCTGGGAGGAATGTATCGTAAATGCTCATAGGTGGGGAGGGTAGGGAATTGGAGATACAAAAAAGCCCCCATCGCTGGGGGCTGTTTCAGGCCGTCAGCCCAGATTAGGGGTTGTAGACGGAGGCGATCGTGCCGGTCGTGATGCCCTTGTTCGCGCCGAACATCAGCTCGAAGGAGCCGACGAGGTTACGAGTGGCAGGATCACCCCAGACATTGTAGAACACGCTCAGACCAAGACCCGGGAGAACCATGGACTCGCTGAGGAGGAAGTTGTTCTGGGTAGCCTGGAAGTCAGGAGCGGCAGCGGCCATCGCCACGGCTTCGGACGAGCAAGCGAAACCAGCCAGTTTGGCCTCGGACGGGAAGAGGGAAGCGTAGTGGACGCCACCTTCAAAACCGTAAGCACCTTCAGAGAGGGGCAGGGAGGTCGTGCTGGTCGGGATGAGCTGGGAGTAGATGCCAGGGTTAACGATCAGGGTCTTGCGACCGGCCTTGCTGACACCAGCCCAGAGAGCGCGGAGGTTAGCAGAACCAGGGGTGACAGCCGAGTCGGCAGCGGTGACGGTGGCAGCACCGAAGTTAGCGACGGTGATAGGAGCAGTAGCGGCGGCCCAGATGGCGTCGGCGAGCTTGTCCATATTGATCTGCACGATGCGTTCCAGCTTGATGCCATTCTGGATGTCACCGTAGGAGAGACCGAACGGCTGGTACAGGTGGTCGAGCGTGACGGCAGAAGCACCGAGCGTGGAAGCACCGATGGTCGAGAAGTCAGTCGGGTTGGTGACAGTCGTGCTGCCAGCGGTGGAGAGCGAGACCTGGATCACATCGGCCGGGCGCTTAACATCAGCGGAGAAATCCGTGGTGAAATGGCTGAGGGCCGCGAGGCGGTTCGCGAGTTTGGTGAGGCCGTATTCGCTGACAGTGTCAACGATCAGGGCGCTGTTGATGGTATTAGCCATGGTAGGTTATATTGGGTAGGAGATTATTTAGCGGAGAAAAGGAGAGCCTTATGCATCTTGAAGAAGGCGCGGCGTTCAGGACCGGCAGGCATCGCGGCGTACTGCTCAACGATGGAACCGATAGCGCCAGAAACGACAGGAGCGGCGACAGGGTCAACGCCAGAGGCGGCGAGGATGTTAGCGGCTTCGACGGAGCCGGTAGCCTTGGAGGCTTCCAGTTCAGCGTTCTTGGCGTTAGCCTCAGCGAGAGCGGCTTCGAGTTCCAGAATCTTCTGGGACTGGGCAGCGGACTCAACCTTGAGAGCGTCAAGGTCAGCAGAGACGTTAACGACCGAAGCCTCGACGGTCTTGCGGAGATCGTCGCGTTCGGCGGTCAGGGAAAGGACGGAGGCTTCAGCAGCCTTAGCGCGCTCTTCGATAGTCATATACTTATTGTCGCTGGCGTAAGGTTTGGAATTAAAAGACGCCTGCTCCTGGTCGAGTTGTTTGACCTTGGCTTCAGCCCATTCAGCTGCGCGCATGATGTCCCCAGAGGTAGGTCCACCCCAGAGTGCCCATGCTACAGCACCAGCACCAGGGAAGTCCTTGTTATCGGGGTCGTTCTTCGGGGCGTTCATATCCGGGCGATGACGCTGGAACCATGGACCCATGCGACGCACCTTATCTTCCGAGACGCTACCGCCTGCCATGTCTCTGGCTTCGCGGATAGTCTGATCGGTGACGCCGTCGCCTGACTTTCCTTGCTTATGCCAATCGAGACCACGAGCTGCGGCCTCGGAGACGTAATCAGGGACAGAGATAGCCATTAGCCCTGACGCTAAATTAGCCCAACTGCGGAATCACCCACAGCTTGCAGATGCCGTTAGGGTCGATGTCGCCAGCGACGATACCACATCCGCGAGGGCCACGGTAGAAAACGCAGTTCTGGCAGAGCAGTCCTTCAGAGGCGAACGGGGAGACCGGGGCGTAGTGTGCGCCATCAGGCCCGGTGCTCTGGTCGAATGCTCCGAAGGTTTCTTCGATGTCGATATACGAATCGACCATTTCCTTTTGACGCGGGGTGAGCAGTTCAAGGACATCGTCCTCGACCTCGGATGCCAATGGCTTGGCGATGGCCTTGGCCTTCTTGCCAGTCTTAGCCATGGTAATTCGCTTAGCGTCCTGACCATCCGAACCCTCGAAAGATGCCAAGGCAGAGGCAAAGGACGTAGCAAGGCCGGTGATAAGGTTCTTAGCTGCGGCTTCTTCGCCCGTGAAAATCTGGCCTTCCATGTCGGCACGGTTAGCCATCGAGCGCTTACGCAGCACGACCTGCTTAAACTGTTCATGCATGGCTTCGATGCGGGCCTGCTCTTCAGCGCGCATCTCGTCGCTATATCCCTCTCCTGCCACGTTGGCGGCCTTGTACTTTCCGGCGCGGAAGATTTCCATCTTGAGGCCAATCTGCTCGTAGTAAGCCGCGTAGGACTCATCGACCATAATAACGCCAATGGAACCGACATAGGCAGAGTTAGAGGCCACGACCTGATTGGCTTGGCTAAACGCATACACTGCCCCGGATGCCATGAGGTCCTTCGTATAGGCCATGGTCGGAAGCGGGATGCCCGCGACCTTGTCGGCGAGCTCAGGAGTCCCGAGCACAGTACCACCAGGAGAAGAGACGTTGAAAGCGATGCGACGCACAGCCGGGTTTGCCAGCATCTCGTCAATCTGGTTCGTGATGTCTTCCATGTCCACGCCGCCAGTGAGGCGCTCGAACTTGGATAGACCGAGGCCCATGGCCCCGGCCACTCGGATCACGCCAGTGCCAGCCGCCGTGACGTACGGCTTCTCGACAGGGTTAAAGAACATATCGAGGACGCCATCGACGACGCCGTATTTCTCGGCGTGCTTCATATGGTTGGCCGCCTTGATGGGGTCGATGAGCATTGGCTCACGCCCGGATAAACCTGAGATTAGACAGCGCACGATTTTATGGATTAGAGGTTTCTGGGGGAGGGGGGATGTCGAGGTTGTCCGCAACGTCAGAAGGCGTCTGGGCCGAAGCCTGACCCTGCTGGAGCCAATTGAAGGCAGACTGGTAGAGCATCCAAAGCGGCAGGCTGCGGTCCTTGGCTTTCTGTACGAGCTTCTCCATCTCGACAGCGCGCTGCTCTAGGACTTCGTCGTAGGTCATACCCTTCTTACCGAGGATAGCCTGAGCGGTCGTGAGACCCATCTGGAGGTCGGCCCGGTCTTGAGAGGCTTCGCGGCCAGCGTCCACGGTGATGTCGCGGGGCGTGATCCAAGACTTGCGGTTAAAGTCGGGGTCGTCTGGAATCTTACCCTTAGCGATGCCGTCTGCGATAACGTAATCGTATACGCGGTCTAGGCTATCGATGAGAATGGACTGCCACTTGTTGGCCCATCGTGACACACGACCGGCTACCAGTCTGACGGACGACCCCCCGAGCACTCCTGGGGTTACCTGATACTCGTAAGGCAGTAGACGGACGATGTCGCGCTCGATGGCGGTCATCATGCCAATCCAAGCAGGGGAAGGGCGAGTCTGACTTAGCTGGGACAAATCCTCATTGGTATCTACCACAAGCATCTTCCCGCCCATCTGGCTGGCAAGTTTCTCGCAGGAGTTAGCGTCGCCGGAGAATCGAGCGGCAGGGTCATCCTGCAAAACGCCGCCCTGCTTCTTCAGGATTAACGTGTGATCTGCCGAGTCGCGGGCCGCGCGAACTTCTAGACCAAAGACCTCCAGGTGATCCTGCACGCTATTGAGGCTAGACTGGAGCACCGGGTAACCGCGTACTGCAGAGGGCCGCTCAAACTCCATGACCTGCAGCATAGCCGAGGAAGGCACGTAGCGGTCCTTCGTCTGGTCATCGGTGTAGACATTCCATCCTACAATTTCTCCGTAGGTTCCTAGGTATGCACCGTCCACGTTCCTATCGTTAAACTCAGTGCGTGGAGACCCGACGCGGTGAGCTTCAAGAATCTGGATAGCCGGGACCCCGGTCTTAGGGTCGTTAGTCAGAATGCCAAAAGAATCGCCGTCAATCAAGGCTCCTAGCATCCACATGGTCTGCAATTGTCCGAGGTTGTAACGCCGAGTGAGGTCGCAACGCACTGACCAGTCGCGGAAGTATTTATCGTAAGCCACCGCAGTCTGCGGGTTCTTAGCCAGGGACTGAGCCACAAGGCCATCACCGACAGAAATCAAAACGGCCTCGTCGGCGCACTGCTTGTAGATTGGACTATTACGCACAGCCCAGCGTGATTTCGCCATCATGGCGGTCCGGGTTGCAGAGGTAACTTCCTTGCGCTGGTCATTCACCCCACCGATGAACAGCATACGGCACGCGCCGGATTGCGTCGTGCTTGCGAACTGCGAGTAACTCGCAGAGGGTTGCTTCTTAGCCGCCTTGGCTTTTGAGGTAAGTTTCTTAGGAGGCATTAGCGGTCAACTCGGTAATCCCAGTTAATCTGCACGGAGGTATGAGCACCCCCATAACGTGAACTGTCGATTTTGGATAAAGCGTAGTTGATCTCTAGGATGCGCGTAGCCACGGGCATCCCTGCAGTCTTGTTAACACTCGTGCCGGAATCAGAGTACGACGTGACAGCCAATCCGAGGTCGGCTAGGGCCTGTGCCTTGTAGGCAAGCAAAGTCTCCTCTGGAACGCCGACATAGATGCCTAGAGCCATATACTATTGCGGATTGGGTAAGGTTTGCGGTTCGTCTCTGCCAATCAGCCCCCAGCGCGCCGCAATGAGCATTCCAAGCAGCTCACAGTCTAGGGCATGGTTATGCTTAACACCCTGACGCAGACGCCAGATAGGCTTCCCGGCTTCCTTTGTCCTGATCTCGGAGTCGAGCTGGGCGATGTAGTCAGGCAGGGCATCACGGGCAAACGTGAATACCTTACGAGCGCGCGTGCCCCAGAATAAATCCTTGCCCGAGAGATTCGACCACACGACCAGTGTCGTTGGGTTGCGGACGCCCGGCACGTGAATAGCCGTGGGCGTGTTGTAGAACCGACGCACCGCGTCACCGGCCTTCGTCTTGACGTTGAAATACTCCTGGCCTGAACCCTTGGCACACTGCCAGCCACGGGTAGCGCATTGCTTGTAGACCTCCTGCGTAGAATTACCATCACCAGAGTCTACCATGACAAGCTGCGGATGCACCCCATGCTTTGCCACTAGGGCATCTATCCCGCTCCAATCTGTCAGGCCATCGGTGCTCATAACCTTTCCGAACCAGACTAGGCGGCTATGCCCGGTACGCGCCCACTGCCTGAGCACGACCCACAGGTGGTCCCCTTGACAGTCGATGGCCGCCGTCAGGAACTTAACCGAGCCTTCAGGGGCGTCGGCCTTATCCACGATCTGACCGCGTGGGCCGATGTAGGCCACGGCCTCCCAAGGGTCTGCCATAGCGTAGTCAGAGGACTCGGTGCTGACCACCATAGCCCCAGTGTCGTCAGACCAGGGCTGGGCAAGGTACTGGGTCTTAAACAGTTTCCTCGGCGTGACGTCGCCCATCTCGGCAACCTGCTTTGCCTTGATGGTATCCACGGCCAGAGACCCCCAGCTCGTTGACGCCAAAGCGTTGACGTGCAGGCCGACATACCCGGCCTTCTCGGCGTGGCCTGTA